TAAACATCTAATTCTATTTTATCTGTTTTAAGCTGTTCCATAGCATCTAGGAGCACGTCTAATCCTCTCCATGGTGTTGAGGTATATATTAACTTTATTTTATCTTTAGGTTTAAAATCTGTTTTAATAATTAAATCATCATCAAAACCATTTTTAATAACAGAACATAACTCTGTTGGTAAACTAAAAAAGTATCTAAACTTCTCATAAGTCCAATGAGAGTTAAATATATAATGATCATACTTACCGTGATTTAATTTGTTTTTAAACCATGGCATAACATTAGGTTGATCATAACTATTATGTACCCAAAGTACATTAGTCTTATCTATTACTAATTTATCTTTTTCTGGTACAGAAGTTGTTATTTGAACTTTATTAAGAAGATCTTTAGATACGTATTTATGTAAATACTCTAATTGGATTTCAGTGCCGCCGTATGGGTTCATTACTTGGTTTTACCAAATACTGTCAAAGATGCAACTGTTATTTTAAGATCCTGCTGTAAATCTTCTACTTTTGTAGGCGTATTAGGATTTGCTACATCAGCATGGAACTCTTCTAAATTAGAATAAATTTGACCAGTAGATTTATTTTTAATTATTTCTTCAGCTGTAGCTGGTAGTACTGGTACTTCTACTCCGTCAATTATTGTAGTTTTCATAAGATATTAATATATATGTTATCGTCTTCCTTGTCCACGATATTCTTTTCTATCATTTCTTTTATTTGGACTTTTTGAATGTCTCCCTGGTCTTTTTTTATTAGTATGTTTAATAAAAGCACCAGACCCATTACTTACTTTTCTAGCCATTCTGATCGGATCTATTTATTAAAGCGTATGATATAACACCAGCTACAACATTTGTTACATTTACTGTAATTCTAATTTGATCATTTTCTTCTAAAATTAATACTTGACCAGCAGCATTATCTGTAGTTTCAGAAGCCAGGTCTACGTGATAAAATTCATAAGTTGTAGAAGCAGAACTATCACGTAATCCCATTTCTATTTGAACAGTATTATTATGATTATTAGTCACTGCAATATTTTTAACAATGGCTCTAGAAGAAGAACTTATCGTAAGAACAGTTGTACCCGTAGTTACTAAGCTAAACCCTTGGTTTTTATAAATGATAGCCATAATTTTTAATCTCTTTTAAGTTTAACATATTCTCTACCAAATAAAAACCATGAGAACAACTCTGTTTGTTCTATTAAATCAGATAATCCTCTATCTTTACTTGGATCAGTGTTAATCATAAATGTAGTAAAAGTTTGAGATTCTTCTCTTAAATCTTGTTGATAAGAAGTATTAAGTTGTGTTCTAAGTGTAGCAAGAGCCTGTAGAATTTGTCTCTGATTGTCTGGAGAAAACTCATCTGTTGGTTCTGGTATAAAATAATCTATTTTTGCCATATTAACTTTGCGGTGTACTTCCAGCTCTTCCGTCTGGTTGTATATCTACTCTAAATATTCCGTATCTCCAGTTATCATCTATTGCGTCGTTTTCTATTTTAATACTTGCTAATCTTGCTCTAGCACGAGTATCTACCTTATCAGTAGATGTAGTAATAGTAAATGGACCAATATAAGTTTCACCTTTAGCTACAGTTGTATCAGCTGGATATGATCTTAAATATAATGTTACATCAACTGTTCCTTCTAAATTTTTAAAGTCAGGTATAAATCTTCTAACTGACAAGAAGTATTCACCATCTCCTTCTACATCTAAATCAAAATCTCCTGATCTAACATAAGCAGATACTGCTAAACTAGTTATATTATTAGTTGTTAATCTTAATATTTCATTCTTACCTTTATCTTGTGCAAAATAATATGAAGCTCCTAAACTTACTCCATTAATTGTAGGAACTGTTGGAGTTGCTGCTGCATCATATTCAGTTGCATATGGAAACTTAAATACTTTAGAATCTTCCCAAGTAGTTCTAGCTAACGAACCTGTTGTCCAAATCATATCTACATAATTAAAAGTAGTTACTCTATCAATTTGAGTTGATCCAGCTTTAGGATAGAACCAACTTATTTCAGTAAACAGTGTATTTAGTCCAGCATAAACGATATCTCCAGCTGCATAATTTATTCCTAAATTATCAGTACCCTTAGTAGTAAATACAAAATCTTCAACTAAAGATTCAACATCTTTAACAGTACCATCGTACACAAAGAATCCGCCTGAATCCCCCATCCACCAAACAGCTCCGTTAACAAATGCTATAGCATGTTGACCAATACAGCCACAATTAGATCCTACTTTTCTAATACTAAATGTATATGGCGATCCAACAAATTGAATACTGTATGCTGCTGTATCTGTTAAAACTAAAATATAATCTTTTGCTCTGACAGCACCAACAATAGTTGTTCCATCATCTAATCTAAATGTACCTGCCGTATTTGTAGATGTTGGTTCATATACTTCAATATCTTCTTGATCTGAAAATCTTATAAACATAGGATCTTGAGTTGAAGGACTTCCAATAGTTGTTTCTGTTCCTAATTGTAATAAATGTCTATCTCTATCAGAAACTATTGTTAAAATAGAAGCTGTTGGATTATTTGGAATTACTGTAGCTCTAACACTTACTCCAGTTCCAGCACTAGGATTCCATGAAAAAGTTTTTCCATTTTTAACTGTTGCAATTAATAATTCTCCAAAATTATCTAATGACCAATTTCCTGCTGCTATATCTGTATTAGATGTTGTTCTAGGTGTTCCCCACGTAGATAAACTCCATGTTCCAGCTCCCCAACCATATGCTAATGTTGCTGAAAGTGGACCTACAAGATAATAAGGTGTTAAACCTAATGTTCCTCCAGTAGTTACTCCAGTTCCAGTTTCAACTGTTGCCATAGTAATAGTAAAAGTATTTAAATTAGGTACAGTAACAACTTCAAATGTATTTGTTGTAAAACTTGCTGATGTATATCCAGTAGTAGTAGGTCCTGGAGTCGTGGCACTTGTAAATTTAATTAAATCTCCAACTAATAACCCATGTGAGTTTTTATTAACAGTAACCGTTGCTGATCCTGTTATAGAAGTATATGTACAAGAAGCTAACGCTCTAGTTGAATCAAGTGGTGTAATGTCATAAATATCATCACCATCATATACATAAAGGCATTTATTAGTTCCAAGAGCTGCGTATCGTCTGCCAGTTAAATCGGTCCACGACCACTGAGCTCTAGCTGCTCCTACTAATAATTTAGATGTAAGTTGTTCCCAACCACCTATCTTTTCAGGAGATCCATAACGAAAACGTACATTATCTCCATCAATCCACTCTCCTTCAGCTTGTGAAGCGGTAGCCTGTTTATTAAATCCTGATTTTAATGCTATCTTTTTTAATGGCATATTTGTGCCTATTATAGCATCAATTAAAGCTTCTTTAAACTTTGCCTTATCTTAGTAGCTGATATTTCTTGTATTTCTTTTGGTAATACAACCTCTTCTATCTTGTACCCAACATCCCTACCATAACAAATATTAGTTATATTTGGAACTTTTATAATTTCAAATTTATCTGAATAATCTTTAAGTTTTTCTTCGATTCTTTTTTTTATATCTTCAAATACAAATGGATTATTATCTGTTTGAGGCATTGATCTAACCATAATACAAACTTGACCTGTCTTCTTTAATATTTCTTTAAATAAAGCTAAATGTCCATCATGAAATGGTTGCCATCTCCCTAACATTTGTGCTGTTGGTTTAGAGTAATCCATGTATTTCTTTTATAATATTATCGTAATTAAAATTAATTATTTCAAAATTAACTTTTTTAGGTTTTTCAAATACTTTATTAGTATCTTCAAATCTTCCCTTATCAATTGTATTCATCCAAATTCTCATATCATAAAAAGATCTATAATATTCAAATGGACAAACAAAATCTACAACTACATGATTCACTGCAAGATCACACATTGTCATCATACGATTAGCTTGTCGTTTTCTACCTATTTCTGTAAAGTCCCAATCTTCAAATAGTTTTCTAATATCATCAGCATTAAAGTGAGGTATCTTTTTTCCTTCTATTAATTTTTTAGCAAATGTAGTTTTACCAGATCCTGGTAATCCAAATATTAATATTTTCATATGCAAATATGTTTATATTTTTTAACGATACTCTCTGGTATTTTATCTCTATAGGGATTTAATTGTTTTTCTATTTTTATTTTAATTGTATGCATATTTTTACCAACGACTGAATCATCATAAGATATGTCATTAACCTTGAATTGAGATAGTTTATTATAGTTGTGTTTAAAATAAGGAATATTTAAAAAACTATATATTTTTATTATTTCATTTTCAGTATTGTAGACAAGATTGTCGTAAGTTAAAAAATGACACATGTCTTTGTTTTCTTCTTTTAAAGCATTTTCAATTGAATTTAAACTTTTTAATACAGCTCCATTTTTACTCATAATAAAATTTAATTTTTCTTCCATATTTTTATTTTTTAATTTATTCGGAAAGGCCGTTGGTTCAGTTTCAAACCATTTAATATATGACGCAAGAACATCTAATAGATCTCTCCAAATAATTATACATTTAAAAGGTTTTTTTAAATACTTATTTATTAAATATTTATTTCCTCTATTTAAAATAGCACTTCTTTCTATTATATATTTACATTTCCAATCTTTATAATAATTATCGTATATTGAACATAAAACATTATCTAATGATTTATGATCTGGAAAATTTTTAAAAGTTTCTGTTTTTTTTAATAAATCAATTCTTTTTAATATTTCAGGAGTAATTGAATTAGCTGTAACTGCTATATCTGAATTTTGATTCATTATAGAACTAAATAACGTATTACCTGATCTTGGCATGGCCAATAAAAAAAACATTTCTTTCATTTTTTTTTAAAATCAGAAGGCAATCCTAAATGTGGTCTTTTATCATATATATTTTCTTCAGAACCTTTTGTTTCTAAATCATTATAATGTAAAAATACTTGAGCACAATTTTCACCTTTAAAAGATTCTCTCCAATGCTCTAATTTATTACCTTTATATATTAACATATCTCCAGGATTTAGGTTTACTTTAATTCCTTTTAGTCCTTCTTTTCCAGAAGGTTCTAAATATATAGGCCATGAATCTCCACCTAAATTTAATGTTGTAGATATCTCACAACTAAATCTATCTTTATGACGATGTAATATATCTCCTTTTTTATAAATTCTTGCATAAGAATAATTTGGATTTAATTTTAATCCAGTGGTTTTTTCCATAATAGGAAAAAGAGTTACAAGTAATGTTTCCATGACAATATCAGAGTAATGAGAATATGTATTTGGAACTTGATGATCGTTCCATACACCAAAATAGGAAATAAAAGGAGAAATATATTTTTTTTCAAATAAAGTTTTTGCAACTTGTCTTTTTAGTAAAAAATAATTATAACAAAAACCTGCCAATTCTTTTGAAATAGCGTTTTTTATTACAGTATAATTATTTTTATCGAACAGAGTTATATCCATAAAAATGAGTTATAGAATATCTTCCATAATTTTCTTTTTTTCTAGTTTTAAATTTTATAGGAGATACTTTATGTAGTGCATATCCTGGAAACAATATCATTCTATTTTGTTTACATTCTATTTTGTTATTTATTTCTGTTAAATAAAAGTCACCGCCTTCGAATTTTTTTGGTTCTTTATAAAACCAAATAATACATGTAAATAAATTAACATCAAAATGTTCATCATAGTGGTCATCTTCTTCGTAGTAGGAACAAAAAACAGAAGAATAGTTTGTAGTTTGAAAATTCCTAAAAATAGGAGATACGTTTAATAATAAATTATGAAACTGTGGATCTTTTTGTTTATATAGACAATTAAAAATAGGACTATTTTTTCTTCCCTCAGCTGTAAGCCAAAGATCAATATACATTCTAAAATGTTTTCCTAAAGGATTTCCATTTTTATCTAAAGCAATTACTGTATTTTCTCCTCTTGGAATATTTTGTACATTTGAAAAATAATCTAATTCTTTCCATATATTTTTTTCTTCTTCTTTTGTATACCAATTATCTATAATTATATATGGGCAATCTTTTGTTTTATTAAAAATTTTAATGTCCCATTCTTGTTTTATACTATTAATGATCATAAATATTTTTTTTTAAAAATTTAAATAAAGAAGGTTTATTTTTAACTACTCTATTCCATTCTTCTTTTCTAATATCAAGCATCTCAATGGCACTTTTCCATTCTTGTTTTAAGGTTTCTTTATCAATCATATTTTTATGTATAAGAGTATTTAAATCAGTTGGGGACCAATGCATACCCGCAGCAATACAATGTAATCCACCAATTTCATTAAAATGATAATTAATGTCTCTTTGATTAGCTGCCGATAACATTCCCTCTATATAACTTGGCTTTAAGCTAATTAATTTATTTTCCCAATTTTTATTAAAATTATTTTTCCAATAGGGCGTATCTTTTCTATGAGATAATGCATAATGTAATGCTACAAATTCTGCAAAATTTCTAAATAATCTTTTGCATTGAAAAGTATAGTTATCTTTATCCCATTGTGACACTTCATCCCTTTGTATATTTCTAAGTAAAATCATTAAAAACTCATGAACAGAAAATAAACCATTACTCTCTAATGGTTCTATAAATCCAGCTGATAATCCAATAGCACATACATTTTTAACCCATAATCTATCATGAATTCCAACTCTCATTTTAATATTTTTAAATTCTAATTGATCCAAGGGTATTAATTTATAAGGTTCTATTTTCATTAAATATTTTTTAAATTCAATTAACGCTTCTTCATCGGATACAAATTTATCTGAATAAACATATCCAGTTCCTATTCTACTCCACAGTGGAATATTCCATACCCAACCATTTTCAATAGCGGTACAATTTGTGTATCCAACTAATTCTTTTTCCTTATCTATATAAGGTATTCTTGTTGCCCATGCCGAGTTATTTGGAAGCATATCAGCATATGATTCAAAAGGTTCTTTTAAAGTTTTACCAAGTAATAACGATTTAAATCCTGTACAGTCTATATATAAATCTGCACTATATTTATTATTTAAAGATTTAATTCCATCTTCATCTTGTTCAACGGAAATAATATCTTCTTTAATATGTTTTACTCCTTTTGGAATTGCATAATTATCTTTTAGCCATAATCCAAATTTAGTTGCATCAAAATGATAAGCCGTGTCTTTTTCAAAATTAAAAGGAATTTCATTTTTTTCATTATAAAAACATTTATTTTGATTTACTAATGCCATTTGAGGATAGTGACAGTCTACATAATCGTTATTAGGAGTTTTGTTATAAATAAATTTTTTAAACCACCAATCATTTAGCTTTGCAATATTTCCTGTTAAATATGGTGTGCCAAAAGGATAATGGAAACTTTCTCCTTTTTTATAAAAATCTGTAAATTTTATACTTAATTTATAACTTCCATCGGTTTTAGAAATAAAATCTTTATCTTCTATTCCTAAATATTTTGTCCATAATTTTATACCACCGATTGTACTTTCTCCAACTCCAACTGTTGGAATATTAGGAGATTCAATTAAAATTATTTCTTTCTTTGGAAAAGTTTTTATTAAAGTAGAAGCCGTCATCCATCCAGCTGATCCACCACCAACAATGATAATTTTTTTCATTTAAAGGGATATCCAATATTCCATAAAACTAAAGAGTATCTTGTTCCTTTAGTAACTGGAGTTACTCTATGCCAAACAAAACTTGGAAATACACAAATAGATCCTTTTGGTAATATTTCAACGCAATCTCTTATTACAGGTTTACCTGATTTATTATTCCTAAAATCAAATTGAAGTTTTCCGCCAGAATAATCTTCAGGATCAGATAAGGATATTGTTACAGAAAGTTTCCTTATTTTATTATGGACATCTAAGTTATCTGGTTGATCATATGGAGCTTCCCAACTATCACAATGCCAATCATAAAATTGATTTTTTTTGTATATAGTAAATTGACATGATTCTGATCTATTCCATTCAAAATTCCAACCAGCATTTTTATTAGCGGTATGTATAAATGGATGAATTTCATTATAAATCCACTGGTCATTTAACCAAACAACATTAGAATTTCTAATATTTTTTATTTCTTTTTTATCTTTACTTGTTAATTTTTTATTTTTATTTTTAATTTTATTACTAATATCACCTACTAAACCTAATTCTTTTTTTTGATTTTTAGAGTGCTTTATTACATCATCACAAAATTTTAATGATAACGCTTTTGTAAAATACCAATAATAATTATTTAAATTCATTTCTGTTTTAGAAATAACAGAAATATCTATAGTAGTAAAGAGTTATTATTTATTCCCAAGACAATGTTATAGGATTCCAAGAAACTGGGTTATTATTTTCATCACTTCCAGTCCATTTTATATTACTTTCATCCCATCTAATTTTATAGTGTTGATATTCAATTTTACCATCATTTTCATCTATAATTTTATTTGTATATTTAATGGTTGGATAAGAAATAGGTGACTTCCAATTATCATTTTCATCTAAATTCCAAGAAGGATATGGTTGTGGTCGTATAAACTTATCTTTCGCCAAATCATAATAATATCCAATTCCCGCAAATTGTTTTCTAAAATTATTATTAAATGAAGTTTGAACCCATTTTACTCCATTACTTGAATATCCTGCAATTTTTCCAAAATGTTCTGCCGCTTGTTTGGATTGTTCTCCACCATTGTTTGCAATATCTTGATTACAAGCAACTAATACTCGTAAAACAATACCATTAGAATCTATTTCAGCAAAATGAGCCATTAATCTGTACCTACAGTCAAACTTCCAGTAACAGTGAAAGTTGCTAATTTATAAGTTGGTGTAGTTGAAACTGTGTTTGTTCCTGGTGAAACAGAAAATTTAGCTGTAGGGCTTGCTCTTAAATAAATAATACCACCACTTCCAGCTCCACCTGAATGAGCATCTCTTGATCCAGATCCTCCACCACTTCCATGTCCAGTTGCTGCAGATCCAGGACTTTCATTTCCACCTGGTCCGCCTCCTCCAGTTCCTCCAGTTCCTCCTGGTGAACCCATATGTCCTCCACCACCGCCTCCACCAGCATAAGTTACTGATGAACCAGATATTGAATTTGTTGCACCATTACCACCACTTGGATTAGTGGCTGCAACACCCGATCCTCCTCCGCCGCCGCCAGCTCCAGAAGATGGACTACTAGGACCAAAACCAGGATTTCCTTGAGGGGGTGAAGTTGGTGGAACGTTTCCTGATCCTGCTGCACCATAATATCCTCCCGCACCCGATCCACCAGGAGCACCTGCTCCAGATGCATTAGCACCTGCTCTTGCTCCTCCAGCAGAAGTTATCGTACCAACTGTACTATCTCCACCTTGTCCTCCAGCACCATAATTAGATGCTCCAGCAGTTCCTCCTGCTCCTACTGTTACAGTATAAATGCTTGCTTTTAATGATAATTTTGTTCCGCCAGGAAAAGAAGTTCTATATCCTCCAGCTCCAGCTCCACTTCCATGCCAACCACCAGATCCACCACCACCACCTGCTAATATTAAAAAATCAAATTCAACTGGTGCTGCTCCACCTGATGTAAATCCAAATGCTTTTGCTGAAGCTGCTCCACGTGTTGAATTAATAGGCATTACAAAATCTCCTTAATTAAATTGAGTTTGCGACGCTAAAATTGTATAGGCTGGTGTTGTTGCTGTTTTAATAGCAGTGAATGAATAAGTGTCTATCCCAGTATTACCAGCAGTAGGAGCAGATCCACCTTGCCATTTAATAGTAACGTTTGTAGAAGATCCATCTATTGTTATAGTAGAAACATAAAACGTAGTATTAGTATTTAAATATGCACCCGTCATTGATTCTCCTACGGATATAATATTATTAAGAGTAGTTGCAGAACTTCCTCTTAAATTTAATGTAAATTGACCTGTTGCTGTACCAGTATGATATTCAACGGCTTGAGTTAAGAAATCATAGTTAATTGTTCCTGTAGTTGCTGTTGTATAAACAGAAACTTTTTCTTTTACTTGTTGAATTTTACCAGTACCATTAAATGTAACTGCTCCAGTTCCTTTTGGAGTAAAATTTATACCAACATTTGTATCACCGCCCGATGCTGTAAAATTTGGATTATTACCAGTTGCAGCATTAGCAAGAGTTATTTCATTTACTGCAGAAGCTGTTGCTGTAAATATTAATTCTTCATTACTATTGGCATCATTAATTTGTGCTATGATTGGAGTTGTTATTGTAGGAGAACTTAAACTACCTGTTGCATTAGTTAATGCTGGAGATGTTAAAGTTTTATTAGTTAATGTTTGTGGTGCTGTTAGATTTACAAATGCTAAATCTACTGCATCAGTTCCATTTAAATAAACTAATTTAGTTGTTTTATCAGTCGCTCCAAATATTATAGAAGCACCACCAACTTGATTTAAAGCAAGTGTGTAAGCACCTGTTGTACCATTATCTAAAATATAAGTTTTTTCAATTCCTGAAGCTACATAAACAGTAGCATTAGCTGCTAATGTTCCTGTAAATTTAATAACAGCATTTCTAGCTTCTGATATTGTAGCATCAGTCATTGCTAAAGTTGTGTTAGTAGATGTAAGTGCTATAGACTGATAACCAACGATTGATTGTTGTAATAAGTTTAAATTTGTATTTGTTTTATCTCCCCAGGTTCCAGAGTTTTCCCCTGTTACCATTAACTCAAGTTTGAGGTCTGTAGAATAACTAGATGCCATAAGAATTCCTTTTAAATATTATGTATAATACTCAATTTTAGTTTGATTAAGCAGCTATGTCAACAACCGCCCAAGTATTAGTTGCACTTGTATTCACTGCTATCCAACTATTAGAAATGCCTATATCTACCACGGCCCAAGCACTTATAAATAAAGATCCAGTAGAAGTTGTCATTTGTAAACCAGTAATAGCTGGAGATACATCTATAGTTATAGATACTGAATTTATAGTAGTTGTTGCAGATACAGAGGTTACATCTACAGGTGTATTAAGAGATACTTCTATTGAATTAACCGTAGAGATTATTGCATTTCCTGTAAGATCTACAGTGAATGCTATAGTAACTTCTTCGTCTCCTAAAGATACAGTTAATAAACTTCCATTTACATCTATATTAGCACCAGCTGTAATAGTAACTGTATTTACTGTAGTTGATCTAGATTGCCCTGTAACAGATATATCAACATCTATTTGAGTATCTATTGTTCCAGTAGTTGTAGCTGAACTTATTCCAGTTAAAGTAAGACTAGCATCTCCTGTAATTGAAAAAGTTCCAGTAGTAGTATTTAATTGATTTCCTGTTACATCTACTTCTACTGAAGGAACAAGAACAGTATCTTGTCCAATGGAAATATCCATTCCACCAATATTGCCCCACGAACCATAGCCCCACGATTCAGTACCCCATGGTAAATTACCAGGAGAAGTAACATAAACTTCAATTGAAGGAACTAATACTGTATCTGTTCCAAGTGTTACATTTAATAAATTAGTATCTAAATTTAAATTAGAATCAGCTGTTATAGAAACAGAAACCGTAGTGCAATTTAATTGAAATCCAGTTACAGAAATTTCTTGACTAAGTTGAACAAATACATCACTGCCGATAGATGAAGAAATTCCATCAATAGCTGCCCATGCATTAGATCCCCAATTACTAGATCCCCATGTGGTAGAAGTTCCAGGAGTAGATACATTTACATTTATATTTCCTTGTAAACCCCAAAGACCTTCACTCCATTTTAATTCACCCCATGTATTAGCCATGACAGTTTTCTCCCGTCATATAAAATACATTTGGTAAACCAGGTGACGTTACTATTAATGTAATATCTGCCACCTGGCCCTCCTAAAATTATGCGATTCTTAATATAGCTGCTGCTGCTGTAAATGCTGGAAATACTATTGTAAAAGTTCCTGATGTTGCTGTTTTATCAGCACCAAAACTTAAAGCACAAACTGCTCTTTTAGTTGCAGTAGTTGTATTATTATAAATTAATGCTCCAGCTGCTGTTAATGTAACACCAGTAAAAGATAAATCTGCAAAATCTACTATAGCTGTAGCACTATCAAGTGATACTGTTTGACTTTGCAATACTCCACCGCCTGCTGCGTATTGTCCTGAATCTGGACATTCACCAGTTACTGTGTAAATTGTTGTAGATGCGGATAAGTTAGCCGCTGACGTATATAATGCTAATTTAAAAGCTTGTCCTGAACCTGAATCGAAATCGTGTACTGCACCTAAAAGTTCTGCTTTAAAGCTGTTGCACACTGCTTGTGTTATTGCCATATGTTGTACTCCTTATAGTTATTATGGTGATGGTGAATTAATTTTAATTCGTAACACACCATCTTGAAACTCGTCTCTGCGTCTTCTACCTGTTTGTTCTAACGCAAATCCTTGTAATGATGTATT